GGAACGAATTGATAGTTGGTCTGAACAGTTGAGCTTGCGCCAACCGCTGCCGTGTCAGCGCAGTTAACCCACGTCATGCTGCCCTGAGCCACAGGATTCGTGGGCGAGTTCGGGTCGTCCATCGACTGCTGTAGCGTGTAGTTCACGGTGCCGCTTGCAGTAAGCTGCACGCCAACCTGACCCGGTGCCCATTCGTCAAGACGAACGAGAGGGCTGTATTGAACTCCGCCCGACGCATTTGAAACAGTTACGGTGATCGGTCTCATGTTAGCAGTTCCATGTTTGCAGGAATTGTTTCGATTTGCTGTTTGTGGTTGTTAAGGTATTCATCCGCTTCTGGATTGTTTTTTGCCGCAAGAAGATAAATTCTTGCGAACTCCAAAAGCTCTGGGTCATCCTTAAATTGGCCAATGCCAATATTGCAGTTCATGCACAAAAGACCTCTGACCTGATCTGCTTTATGGTCATGGTCAATAGAGAGTTTTGGACCATCGTTTCCGCAAATTGTGCAAACACCTTCAGAAAGAATTTCCTTAATTGTTGCATCTGAACAATTAAATTTACGATAGTTCCCACGTCGGGTTTCAGATCGATATGTTCCTCGGCAAGCTCGGCACCAGCTATCTAATCCGTTTTTCTTTTTATTGTGCAAAGGAAAGAAGCGACTTGATGCTTCCTTTTCAACTTTGCACCGCGTGCATTTCAACATTTCCATTTGCGTCTCGCAAGATTAAGCCGGCTATTCGGGTCTTTTGCCGCTTTTGGAAACATTTTTGCTTGTCCGGCCGAACGCGCACAGAATGATCTTTTGCGAGGCCCGCCTTCCGGCTGCGGGCGTTTCAGCGTGCCGCCCGTCTCTTGGTGATACGATCGGCGGCCCTTCTCGTTGAGACCGCCTTCGGGGTTCTTTCCTTCAGCGCGCTGCCATGCGGGAGTGCGGCCGCCGCGTGCCTTACGATCCAACCGCGTCTTCGCCGCCTGCTCAAACGCCTTTGCGGTCGGGGCGCCCGGCGCGCCCGGCTTGCGCATCTTCTCGCCGGAGCCGTGTTTGATGCGCTCCTGCTTGGCGTGAATGTTCGCATACAATCCACCGCCAGACCCGTATCGCTTGCGGGCCAGCTCGCGTCCGTCGCGGGAGATGGATTTATAGATCACGACTTCAACTGCCTCTCAACATCCGCCAGCATCGTGAGTACGTTTCGGTAGGCATTGATGCCTGAGATGCGCTGCTTGTATTCCGTGTAGTCAGCGGCCGCACCGCTCAGGAGGCCGTCAGAGAGGCGTGAGATTTCCTCGCTGACAGCCTCCGCGATCATTCGTGCGACCGTTGAGTCAAACGAGTTCACCGCTTGTGACCGTACTCTTCAATCTTCTCGAGACGGCCTTCGCCCGAACCCGCGCCGTAACGCATCTTCGGATACACCGCCCCGCCTTTCTTGTAGGTGATCGGCGGATGCTTGCGGATCTCGGAGAGATCGCCCTTGCCCGGCGCATGCGTGACCTTGGTGCCAAGGCGCAGGCTCTCGGCCTTGACCGGCGTGACGTTCGATTCAACGCGCCCGCCCTTCTTGCGCATCGGCATCGGAGGCATGCCCGGAGGACCACCGGCGGGCGGCATGCCCGGCGCAGCCCCAGCGGGCGGCATCGGCATCGGGACAGGAACGCGCGGCATCGGTGCCGGCATTGCAGGCATCGCGGCCTTGTCCTCGCCACCGGCCGGACGCGGCGGAGCCACGATCACGTTGACGTTCGTGTGGGCCTTCTTGCCCTTCTTCATCTTGCCGATCACGCCACCGGGGATGCGACCACCGTCGGCACGTTTAACGTGACCGCCCTTCTTGAGCTTCGACAGGTCGGTATGCTCGCCTTTGTGCTCCTGCTTATCGTGCATCGCCATCGCGCGCTTGATCAGCTTCTTGTCAGCGGCGAGGTCGGCTGCATCAACGTGGCCACCCTTCTTGCGACCATAAACACCACGGCGCATACGTTCGGCAGCAGATTCTCGGGCGGCCTCGGCCGGCATTGGGACCGGCATGCGCGGACGACGATCAAGACGCTCGGCAGTAGGGCCACCATCCGCCTTCATCACCTTACCGCCCTTCTTGCGGTGGGCGATCTTCGGCATCTTGTGGCTCGCGCCACCGTGAGCCTTCTTGGTGTAGCCCCCGCACATGCGGGTAATCTTATCGACGTGGGACTTCTTGGCATCATGCCGGTACATATGGGCCATAGCGGCGGTTCCTTATTGCGTGGGAAGGGGTGGAGTTTTGGTGACCGTCCGCTCAGCGAGAGCCTCAGCCTCCGGATGCACCGCCAGCGTGCGGGCCAGATCAATCATTGCGAGCTGTTTCTTCAGTTCGCGGTCTTTCGTCTTCTCAATCATCTCAGCCTGCGCGATCGCAGCCCGCGTCTTGAGTTCGTCCATCTTGGCGGCGGCCTCGACCTGAACCTTCGCCATGCGAGGATCGGGCGGCTGCGCGGCTGGCATCGTCGGAGGCGCGAACAGGCTTTCGGGGTTTTCCCAGCCCATGATCTTGAGAACCTGAAGATCGACCGCCTTCGGATCGTAGAGCGCCGGGCTCGCTGACTGTAGCTGCTTGACGGCCGTCGCCTTCATGAGGCGATGCAGATGCGACGGCGTGTTCGGATCGGCGACCGGCACGATGCCGTAAGTATCGACCGCCGCGAGGAACCGTTCCTTGTCCCAGTCCGTGGCTGGCCGTTTGTTGCCGCGCCAGAAAGCTTCCGGCTCTTCGCGGAACAGGTCGAGCAGGAGTTCGAACTCCTCACTCTGTGCCTGATGCATGTTCTTGTGAACGGCGCTCTCGACCTTGGTCGCCTGCTCGATCAGGGCGATCGTGGTGCCCACTGGCGCGTCCTGCTTGCCCTCGCCGACCTTGATCTCGGCAGCGCCACCAACGCGCTGTGCGGCCTGCGTTACCTTGTCCATCATGCCGAGAAGGCCCGGCGTGATGTCCTTGTACGGAAGCGGCATCACCGCCTGATTGATCGGCATGCCTTGAGTATCGACGACAACACCAGAGCCAGCAGCAACGCGCATCTCATTCGTTTGTTGACGGGCGGCGAGCTTCGCGACAAGGAAGCCCGGGAAGTTGGCGAACATGCCGGTGTCGAGCGCCTCGCGCCAAGATGCCGTCAAGGCAGCAGCCGAGTTGCCCAGCAAGTGCAGCAGGCCCCATCCGTACAGGCCGAAGCCGCGAATGTAGGGATAGTGGACGAACGTCGTGCGCGGATCGCAATCCTCGTTGTCCTCGTCCCAGTTGCGGCGAAGCTCGAGGATCTCGCGGCTGTCCTTGTCGATCGTCACGCGATACGGCAGCAGCAAGCCCTTGTTGCGCAGATGGCGCGGCGCGAACCGATCAAGGTCAAGCTCGCAATAGCATTCGTAGATCGTGTGTTCGCGGTCTTCCTGCCGCGTCGACTGAATGTCAATGCCCTCGATGTTGGCTTCCTTGAGATCGACCACCGTGTTCTGCGGCGTTGGCGGCGTAAGCTCGATGTCGCGATACACGCCGAGGAACTTCATGCGCTTCATGATCGCCGGGCGCATCTTGATGCGCTGCGTGATCCGGCCAGCATTGGCGAGGTCGGTCGCGGCGTTGTTCACGATCAGGTCTTGAGCGTCGATGCTTTCGGACACCGGACGCCGGCGCATCGGGTCCATGTAGACCTTCTTGAAGCCCGAGCCTCCGAACACCGTCATCAGCAACATGCGATCGGTGTCGGGGTAGTACTCCTTCGCCTTCTTCGTGAGATAGAAGTTGAAGTCCTTCTCGAGGCAATCGGCCAGCTCGTCCGACTGCGGCGATCGCTGGCCCACGTCCTTGACCTTGACGGGGCCGTCCGCCGGGAGAAGCTCGGCGCGTGCATTGGCCCATGCCATCAACACGGATTCAAGCAGCAGCGGGTGCCGCACCACGGACATGCCCTCGACCGGCGCACTGGTCGATCCAACGTCGCCCTTCGGCTCTTCAAGCTTGAG